ATCGTGCGATTCTTGCTTTACGGCGGGCTTTGAAGAAATAGGAATTGAATGTGTATGTTGAGGAAGATGCCCTGGTGGATTAACCAGAATCACATCCTCACATACTTTGAAATACCGTGATTTCGGATGAAACATAATACCTTCCTTCTTCAAATTTCCACAATGTTTTAATCTTCCGATCTCAAAATCTAATCGCTTTGTAGCCAATATTTGCTGTTGTATTGCAGTCTGGGTATCAACTGCTGTTTTACAACGCTCTTGCAATCCGCCATCCAAAGGAATAGACAGCGTGGCAGACAGCCCGAAATTAATGTTATGCGAATTCTTTTGCCCAGTACGTACAGGGACTTGATATAAAACATCTCCCGGATTTAGCAGATTTCCATCATCATCTGCCCGCATGTCATACACATTATCCATGTAATGTGATTCATATGGAACTTGCCAGGAATTACTAGCCGTTACGAACGGGGTAAAGTTCAGAGATGGTCCCTGGCAGCTGATTCCATTTGAATAGGTGTTGGTAATGTAGGGTCCTTGTAAAACCTGGATTGCCTGGTTTGTAACTGAACCGCTACTGTTAGCAATAGGATTAGCAGTTGCAGAAACACCACCGACAGTATTGCTGTAAGCCGGAGAAGAAAATAAGGTGGCACAACCTATTGCGTAAAGATAGACGTGGTTTCTGTGACGCTTTGAATCTCGGTGGTTCTTTCGATCACCGTGTGGTTCGATAGCCCTGCACCTTGGTAGGTCTCTGTGAACGTAAAAGCGCCGCCAGGTGTTTGCAACGACCAGTTGGGCTTGTTTTGTAAATCCAAACCAGTCCATGTGCTAGTGACTCCGTTCACCGTATTGCTGTTTCCGGTAACAGCCCCTGGTGAAATACTAGCTCCTGAATGTTTGATATTGGTACCGGTCACGGAATACTGAAAACCCGTGTTGTAGTCCATTGAGTTAATAACTTCAGACACTTTTGTCGTTGTTTCTGTTCTGGACGTCATCGACCCCTGCTGGAAGTTGGGCACCACCGGAACGCTATAAGCTGACTGAAATAATCCATGAAGAATCCCCAGGATTAAACCTAGTCCGATACCTTCTTGTAAGCGTGTCATCTATCGCACAGTCACTTCGGTCACAAATTGTCCGATCGCAGTTGTACCTGCGCCACCAGGGGTAATCGTAGTAATACCAGCTGAATTGATTACGCCGCTTAGGGTACCAGCCACGCCGCCTGCAGTGGTAGTCACCGTTCCGTAAGCAGGTAAATTAGACACAGTGCCAGTGGAAACAGAGACACCTGTAGGAATAGCATCGCCGTAGGTAAACGACTCAGACAGGCTGAAAGCAGATCCTGAGGTAGAAATTCCATAGCTACCAGCTCTTAAGGTTGCGGCAGCCGTAGCACTTGCTGGTGCAGTCAGGCCACCCATTGTGGACACACTTGCGTTATTACCTGCAACAGAATAAGTACTGCCAATGCGCGTTGCTTGTGTGGCGGCAGCGTCAACAGTGAGCTGTACCGATGAACTCATGCGATGAATAATATCCGCTTGTACAGCACCAGGAGCCAAACTTAATACTGCAGCCAAGATAGTTTGGGTTTTCATTACTTATACGTTACTTATACCCCAAGTTTACCATTGGGTAAAATTAGGCTTGGGGATAATATCTAACAATGAAACTAGGACCTAACCCAAAAGAATTAACTGAATACTTAGGTAGTTTAGTTCCAGTAGGTGTCCTCACTTGGGCCTTGGCAGTTTTAACTGCAAGCTATCTTGGTATTGCGACCAAGATTGATGCAGCTTTTATTTCATCCTTAGTAACAAGTGTCCTTGCTGTGTACGGCATCTCTAAAAAAGATGACGGTAAAAAAGGCACTACAATAAAGAAAGTTACCCCAACCGAAGGTAAGGGTAAAGAAACGTCTCCAGACCAAAAATTCACTGCTCCAAAGATCCCATCACCGGATACCGGAAATGAAAAACAAAGCTAGAGACAAGCAAATCAGGGTGAATGTTTGTTGGGAAACAGCAGACGAACGCAAGTGCCACACGTTTAATAAGGATGAAGCCTACGCATTAAAAACCGCCATCGAAAATGACGGCGGTACAGTGTGGTGGTTTAGTCCTGTCGATTGATCACTCTTTAGGGAATAAGCCGTTCTTGATAAATAACACGGCTTGGTCATCGATCGTATTGTCGGTACTTTCCGCCAGTTTGGTAAGAAGATCTACGATCAATTTCTTGACTTGCGGAGAGTTTAAAAATGTGAACAGGACGGGACGAATTAAAGCAATCATTTTGTTAACGGTATAGTCTCACTTATTCTACGTATATAGGACGATAAATAAGAATAGATTTTGAGGAGTCGATAGCACTAACCTCCAAATCTTCATGTTTAGCAAACCATTTCTTCCAAACTCGATACTGTTTATCGGCCGCAACTGATTCACAGTAGATAAGAATGGCATCCCCTGGGGGAATCTCAGTCATCCATTTACGAACCAGGCGGATAGCAATAGCTTGTGTCTTATTGCCATCCTTACCTGTCAAATTCATATTCAGACGTAATACGGATCTCCTCCTGTTCTTCTTGTTTAGCCAATCGTTGATCTGCCGATGTGACTTGCCGATTGCCATGCTGGCAAGCCAGACGCACCTTCCCCGCATAAAAGTCCACGGGAGCAAGCGCACCTTCAAGATCTGGTTCTGGTCTAAAAAAGTCGTCGAAATCTTCCTGGTCCGTCGTGTACGCCCAGGTTTCTTCTTCACTTGCCATTAAACGTCGTAAACTTTACACATTGGAGCAGAAGGATTGTGCTCGCAGTAACACTCTACACAAGTTACTTCGCCTCTATCGCAAGGACAAGAAGACTTTTTACCGAAGAGATTCTTAAACGCTTTAAAGACTTTTTTCATGGTCTTGTGGCAAGTGGTACAAGAACTTGAGGGAAGGGGTTGTCGGGTGTGTGTTCCCGATCCCAGGCAGTTTGCCATTCCGACAAGGAGTGTTCATGTTCAGTCGCACCAGTAAATTCTGGGCCTAAGTCACACTCAATTGCACTTACTTCAACCGTGTCTTCATAAAGAATCCTGGAAAAATCCTCAAGCAGAAGTAACGGAATCGGATCTGCAATTTCAATAACTATACCAACAGCATAATCAATTAATTCATTGCGTGTATTTGAAATACACAACATATAGTCACCAGGCTCTAATGTGAAATACAATTCGTTTCCACGGTCGAGACGAGCAGCGTTGAAAGTGTTATAGAAATCTGAAGTGGCTCCCATGAAGGAACCTGCGTAAGGGTATGCAACGTTACCGTCACTATCCCTGGTAGCAATGCTGTCTTCCTGAAATATATTTCTTGCTTGTATTGGATTGCGATTTAAATCATATGCGGACAGGTTTATATGTTTCGATCGATCACCACCTTTAGCTGTAATAATCCAGCCAGGTGTATTTAAAGTAAATTTGAACCAGTGGTTATAAGTATTGCCGCCGTAGCCGCCCTGGACTACCTGGTTGGTTGGCCCAAGCTTTCCACGGAGATATCGAACCGAGGTCTGTGCAAATGAGCCAATTGGAAACGGATCACGGGATGTCCGCTGTCTTTGGCTCAATTGGTTACGGGCCATTATTTATAATTATTTGTCTATCCTTCATCATAATCTGGGGCATCTTTAACACAAAGAGGATGTGCAATAGTCGGTTTGTATTGATTTTGCACTACTTCTTGTGTCTTGCCGAGGAGTCGGGCACGACTCATAAGCATTAGTTTCTCCGCTTCATATTTTGTACAGAACGGATGGATACGTTTTGGTGGCATACCTGCGTTCCAAGTAGACACCATATGTAGTGGGTTGCCACACCAATGGTTTCCACAGACGCGGGTGACAAACATCGAGCCGACATCACCCCATGCAGCCTGGTAAATAGCCTTATGTACATTCACACGTTCTGATTTTTGTTTGCTGTATATCGCCCGGTAAGACGGCATGTAAATACGCTGCGGACCTTTTGAACCAGGTAAGTCGATTTCCCAGCAGTCATTTATATCGGATACCCTAATTCGCTTCCAAAGTTTTTCATATTTAACTTTGTATTCAGGATCCATGTAATTGATATCTAATCCACAGATGTTGGACTTGATCTTCAAAACGCAGTGATAACACCAGTGGTGTGTCATGTCCCGAATGGTATGCCCATGTGGACAGACGAATCCCCTGTAGTAGCCATGTTCTCGGAGCTCTTGGTCACTGAGAAGATGAATGTCCCGGACGTAGCGGAACTGAGCTTCGCTCACGATGTTTGCCATGTCAGCCCCAGGGGTCCAGGTAGTGTCGTTGTGGACGCATCTTGTACCTGATCAGCAGGTGAAGGCGGTTGTCTTTTTCACTGTTGAAGCGGTCGTGAACGACTGCGTGATTGTCTGGGCACTCTCCGGTACGAAGGTAATAGACGATCCTGTGAGCGTAATAAAGCTCATTGTCAATAGAAACCCTGTAATAACCAGTGGATTTTTCTTGTCTTGTTACGAATTTGTTTTTCTGTACCCATTTCAAACCACTCGGGTGCTCATCAGTGAGTTCCAAAAGTTCTTCGATGATCCAGAGCGGAGGCATCTCTCGGTAAACCCGTGACACAAAAACAGACTATGAAGGAGAATTTTTCTATACCTAATATAGATGACATTTTCGGGAAAGTGTCATGGTTCATAGTCTGTTTTAAAGAGTCTCATGAGAAGCACCATAGACAAGGACACTTTGCCCAAAGTGTCACCTGCCTTATCTATAAAAGAAAATACGTTCATAGTCTGTTTCTCTGCATCGCAAAGTTCTTGGTTTGATCTCAACCTGAGACTTATAGACCATAAAAAAGCCTCCCGCTGGGGACGGAAGGCTCGGATGGGTCTGCACTCGGGCTTAGCTTACCTCAGCCAGCTTCTTTTTCGTGCGTTTTGTTTTTTTCTTTTTCCTCTTCGATACCGTTTCCAGTTCCACGCCGTGATCGACCTCCTGTAGGACATCCTCAAAAATCCCACCAAATTGCGACGCGACTGTCTCCCACGCAAATTGCGTATCCGTAGCTCTCTGATAACAGAGTTCCGCAACCGCCTCACGTTTACCTGGGCTTTCGTAAAGTTCCGTAAGGAGTTCAGCCAGGTGGTCCCCCGACGGGCACGGCATTTCTCGGGCATAGTTCGTGTCTACATCGATGTGGTCACATCGGATCAGCTTGCCATAACCTTCAAAGATTTCTTTGCAAGATGTGTGGTTCGGGACGATTTGGGCGACCTTACATGCCGCATGTTCAAAGTTGACCAGGCCCCAGCCCTCACCCTTGCAGGTATTTACACCTACGTCACAGGCGTTATAGATGCAGTTCAGCATGTCCACCTCGACGTTGGGCGGATGATCCCCTTGGGACGTGCGGATGATTCGACCGTTTGGATCCAGTCCCTGCTTCTTCAT